TGCTAGAGTTAGGAAGAAGAGGCTCTGGCGATACTCTGCCTGATTTGAATGCTGACTCAGGATTGTTTCAAAATAGAATCGGTCTGTTGGCAACTAACATTGGTATTTCTACAAACAAGCAGTCAATTGCTTTCCCGGTTCCTTTCTCAGGTATAATATCAGGTGAATCATCCACATTAGCACTAGATTTAGGTCTAGCGACAAAGACTATATCGATACAAGGAATACTAACTGACCAAACACTATTCAAAAAAACGAAGAACGGTACTCAGAAAGAAAAGAAACTGACTGCATATGAAATGGCACAATTGTTACATTCATATGTAGACTCTTCTTTCTTACATGAAGACCAAAACATAAGTAAATTGATTGTATTAATACCAAGTCGTGTAGATACTAATTTTGAATATCATGCTGGCGTCAATGAGAACACCCCATTATTGGAATGTCCTCTAATACCTTTTCACTTTGGCAATCGAACCTTCGACATGCCTACACTAGACGGGACTAAGATTGACTTCGGTGCAACTGAGTTTCCATCTGCATTAACTAGCATCAATCAAGAGATACCCGGAATGGGAGGATTCATCAATGATTTAACAACTGATATTGCTGGCGACCAAATACCATCGATAACCTTTAATCTTAACTTTACAATATCATCTACTGCTATGTCTGATTTTATCAATAAGGCTTTCTAGGTGATTTTATGCCCGGTGTATATGTTGGAGATACGAAATCACTAGTGTTCCCTATGCTATGTGATGGATATATCGAACAAGTATATGGCAACCTCAATCCAACAGACCAAGACCTAGAAGTAAGAGGTGGTCTTTGGGGTCAAACTACCCCATTCACATTTGAGGCGATTATAACCCCATACGATGTAAATGGATATGGAACAAAGACAGGAACAGGTGTTGGGATATCTGACTCTCAGAAAACAAGCCCTAGTTTAAGCATAGATGTAACTAGTAATGAAGCAAATTATCAATCTAATTCTTTCTTTACGAATCGAACTGCACAGAAAATGCATCTTTTTTACAATAAAAACTTTGAGGTGTATTTAGAAAACACCACTATTTCTACAACAGGACTAAAAAATAAAACGTTTAATAGACCAGCAGAATATAGAATAGTAGCAAAAATACATCAAGATAATACAACCAAAGTTACTGCGACATCAGATACAATCATAAAACCAAACAATCTACTACATGGTTACTATGACAGTGAAGGCTACTATGATGGAATTAACACCGAACTTACCCAAGTCACTGCAAGCGCATTGAACGCAGTTCCTAGCAAAGTAATCACTGTATCTAGCAATAGTTTCACAGGAGAGGTCAATTCTCCTGCTGCTGCTTCAACAGGAAGTGTGACATTCGATAGTGCGCCTGATTCCTACTTTCCTGCTGCGAGTGCATCAACAAGCATTACATTCACTGGCAACAATTTTGCTGTTGATACCGCACCCGTTGCTGGCACTGGAACAATAGAGTTTCACACTGCATTAGGGACAGTCACTGACAATACCACATCTAGATACATACAGGTAGTAAGTGAAGATGGGAATACAACAACAAGATGGTTCCCGGTTTCTGCGCAAACCCATAGTAATAATGTTGACTTGAATGCTTATGACCCAGACTCTTGGGATTCAGGAGATAGAGGTTTTACTATCACAAACGGTTCGGGGAATATTCTACCTAGACAGGGACAGGCTAAACTATTCAGTGATGCTGTCAACGCTTGGAATAACGGATGGGCTGGAAGCACTGCCAATGGAGCAGTTCTGTCAGGTCAGGATGATATCATCACATTCACTGCTGCTATAAGGGGAACATCACCAAATAGACTAGGTACTGGCGGAAGCCTATCAACAGGTTCAGGTATTGTAGATACTGATGTAGAGGTAACATCCAATATGAGTGGAGGTGTTGACGAGGTAGTCAGCACTGAGTCTATAACGATAAACACAGGTAGTGGCAATAAGCAATATCGAGTATTTTCCTCCGGTCTTGCTGGTGATATACAGACATCATCATCAGTGAATTATATCACATTCAGAAAAGGAATAAACTTGACCGCTACTGTATCTTCATTGGTTGATGCCATCAATCATTCAAATGGCAACACCGAAGTCACTGCATCTGCAATTAACAATGGAGTCACATTGACTGTCGATGCTGCTGGCACTGCTGGAAACTCATTGACTACACCAACCACAACAAACATCTCTTTTGTCAACACAATATCCGCCTTCTCAGGGGGCTATAACGAAAATATACCTAGTGAACACATACAACTGACAGATGCAGATGGCACAGCAGTCAAGTTTCTAGCCGCTCACCAAATAAAATCCACTAACGTAACGGGTTCTACTATAACGCTCAGTGGTGTTCAGTATGTCATTTACAGATTGCCATCATCAGGTTCCAACAGGGCTAATTTCGCACAAGCAGTAAATGGCGCGAGCAATCTAGACATAACTGCAACCAATGATGGCTCTGATGCAGACAAGGTAAATCTAAATCAAGACAATACAGGCGCAAGCGGAAATACAAACATTACAGGAGAGAATGCCAGCAATATAACGGCGGCGGATTTTAGTGGTGGTGCGAATGCTGCAAATCCAACTGATTCTCTTGACATAACAGATGCTGGTGGCGTATTAAAGAAATACAAACCGTCAACAAACGCTGCTGGTGAGACTGATAATACCTACAACTTCTTTCAAATCGGTGCTGATGAAAGTGCGACTGCTGCTAATCTAGCATCAAAGATAGCCAGCGCACACGGAGGAAATATATCAGCAACTCCTTCTACTAACGCAGTTACGATAAAAATATTGACAGTAGGAAACTCTTATGCGATTTCCAATAATTTGGATAATATAACATTATCAAACAACAACACTACCTTCGATACATCAGGAGTTAGAATAATCACAGTGCCATCAGGCAAAGCCAATCTGATAGGAGCAGGTGAGAAGATATACGATGTCAGTGCTAAGTTAATAGGAACTACTTCGGATGTCAGTGGCAATGATATAACTTTAGATGCAGACCCCTTAGTTCCTATTACATCAGTGATATACTCTTCTCAACCAAGAGAGGCATTGTATGTAGAATCGACATATAGAATATCTTGCTCATATAACACTAATTCCTTGAAGATATACGTCAATGGAAATGAGATAGCATCAGCAAACATTACAACGACAATACTACCAGATGGTTTCTTCTTTGACCCTAGTAATTGCAGGATTGGTCAAGGGCAAACTAGAACAGGTTCTTCGTACACTAATGACAAAGCGAATCAATTCATGGGAGAGATATTCGAGATATGTATGCATTCAAGCGGTGAACCCGGTCCAAGGAACAGCACACTTTCCGTTGGGCTTAGTGACATCATATTCTATTACAGGTTTGGTGATGAGTGATGGCTGATAACTATACTTATGTAATCAACCAAACTAGCAATCAATCTATTTCATTGAACCACACTTATGCTAATAGAAATGATGCTTTTCCAGTCTTTGCGTTTGGAGATACATCAGTCAATCCTGTATTGAAGAACCCCGGTCTGAATACCAATGACCAAGATTCTGCTAACTTCTTTGAGATAAGAAATGCACCTACAAGTGTAGGTTCTAATGATGAGCCAATAATTTCTGGTCACTTAAAAACTAGGCTTGTCAACAGAATAATACCTTCTGCAAATAATCAAACAACCCTTGCTAATTATGCTAAGAACAAACAAGAGACATCATCTTACAAGATTAGAGTACATGACAAAAATGCCAGTGTTACTGGACAATTGTTAGCAGGTTCAACAGGACCGGGAATGGACTTAGAAAGTAAAGACTACTTCGTTCTAATTAACCCTGAGATACGTGGTGATGATGGAGCAGTGAAGAACAGACCGCATTTTGCTAGAATAAAGAGACTAACTTCCTATGATTACTATGGCGATGGGTTTGAGTTTGAGCCACATTATCCTAAATCTATTCCAAAAGACACCAACTTCGAGATTTATGAAGGTCCGGCAAAAACAGATACTAGTGTAGTCGCAGTATCATATGGATTAAGAGGTAAGACAGACACTACTTCTGGCAGAACATTTCTATTCAATAAGTACGATGTTAGCAGTACAGTAAGTAGACCTACTTGGTATTTCTATGAGGATAGACTACAACACAAGAATCAATTAGATTACAATACCAAGTATCAACTTACTACTTGTAGGTGGTTTAGTGATTGGGCTGCAAGAGGCGCAATACGTTCTAGCACTACCGATACAGTGACGTTATATCAAACAACACACAAGACTGCTGTAAATACTTCATACAATAGTTGGACTAATGCTGATATCGGAAGAAGTGTATTCAGTGGCATAGGTGCAGGAAACGTAGAATGGATAGGAAATATTGCTTCCTTTGACAACAGCGCGAATACAATAACATTAGACTATCCAAGAAGAACACTTCCTTCTAGTACATCAACAGCGATAGCAATTCATGTAGGGAGAGACATACAGCAAACGATATTCCTAACCGAACAAGAGTATGGAGTGAATATCACAGACTTAGGAGATATAAAACACAATGGAATACTTGTGGATAATCAAAGAAAAAGCGACATTCCACAACCACTTACCCCCGGTCCAACTGATTTTGACACTGTAACTACCTATGTCTTCACACCTGATAGATGGGGATATGCATTTAGAAACCACAGTAGAAGTTCTGAGGATAAGACTTCTGCGCACCCAGACACATTTGCAACAGGCTCATATAAATTCAATCATGGTAATTTAACAGGACCAACTAGATATCTGCACTACAAGTCTTCACATCTCAAGAATAACATAGTAGACCCTGTAATGGAATCCTCGGTCAATTTCCCAAGAAACAAAATGAGCCAGATAGCAAGGGCGAAAGTATTTGACATATCTGGAATACAGCATTTGAAACTCAAGGAAGACCATTCATTCGTTATTAGAACTGCGCTACATACATCATCATTAGGCCAATACAAATTACCATTCACTGCGACAAGCGTTACAGGAAACAAGATAAGGCTGAATAAAATCACTGAGAACTTCGATGTGAGAAACGATAATTTCTTGAAGGCAAATGATATGATAAGAGTAGGAAATAATTACTATATCATATCATCTTTCACGGCTCCTACCATCGAAAATGAGATTAGAGTACAAGACATAACAGTTAACAAAATAAAAACTGACTCAGATACTACATGGGGAAATATCACAACAATGCCTTTCTTTACGGATGCAGACGCATATGTCAGAGCATGGAATGGTGGACTCAAAGGAACATTCCCTCTTGATACTGAAGCAGTATATGGGTCAAATACTTTCCAAAGACTGACGATAAATGGTAACACTATAAGCAAAACAAATGCCTCGATGAATAACAATAAAATAATATTGCTGAGTCCAGAGTTCTCTAATCATCAAATAGACATAGACTATGGAGACTCAGTTCACCAACAGATAAAACTTACATCTGAATTTACAGCAAAGAAGTATCATCAACCAACTCCAATATCCATGTTGTATTATCTGTCTGGGAACTATGCCATTGATGAAGAGATATTTAGCGGTTCAGTAGAAGACATAAACTCACAAAACAAAAACGGCATGATTAGTTATGAGATACTAGGAAGAGATAAATTATCTAAACTTCTAGGTTCGACTACTAATAAGAATCTAAATCATACTAACGATGTTGTCTATTCTACATTATCACCAATGTTGGATAACAGTGTGAATGTAACAATTGATGGCGACTTAACTGCCACAGGAACAGGAACAGAAATTAGAGTGACTGATGCTCAATTCAATTTGGGTATAGTTCCTAAGCCATTTGATATTCTTATGGACAGTAATAATAATCTGCTCGGAGAAATAAGCACAGTCGCAACCATAAATGTTAGGGACTATCCTATCACACTAAGAAGCCCAAACATATCAGAAACACAAGTGAATAGCGGAGCGACTGTAAAGTTATACAGAAGAGATGTAGGGTCATATATTTCAGGAGTAAAAGCACTATTATCAAATCCAACACTTACTACATCACCTACTGATTTTACCTCGATAGGAGATAAGGGTGTAGTTTTCATAGACGGAGAAAAGTTAGTATTCTCTGATAGTGGAGCCATTTCATATTCAGACTTGGCATATTCTTCTGCAAGTGGAGGATATAACATAGACACTTCGCTTGGTTTTGACATATTAGATACTGATAACATAGGAGTAAGTGATTCAAAGTTTGCGTTCAAAGCAGGATTAGAAAATGAAGTTACTAGCACAATAAATGCGATAAGCACTCTTTCTACATCTACCTACTTCAATGTTTTAGATTCTTCTTCTCAAGACGGTCAAACTACAATAACTATCTCTCCTACTTTCCCAATAATTCTAGGTAGCATAGAAGATAATAGTTCTGATACTGCATTTAGTTCACACAACAGCGATGTGTATATGGTGAACAGGAATATACCAAGGTCGGGTTTCATTCACACGCTCAAAAATGAAAACACTACGCAGTATGTACCAAGAGAGACTTTCAAGTATAATCCTATTCAAGAGATTAAACCGGGTGAATTAAAGGAGACTTTCACATCTGTCTTGAACGATTCTGATACAAACCAGAAGATAATGGGATATTCTTCTGGATATAGAATAAACGCTAATGGTTCTATCAACGGAACTAATTACTCGACTCCTAATAGTAATCCTATCATGGGTAGCAATTTCCATGATGAAAACTACACAGGAAACGATAAACTAACACTACTACCAAAACAATTCCCAAGTTCTAGGTCAGGAACAACTGTTGGGGTTGACACAATTAGAGACATAGAGCAAAAGGATTTCAGAAGCAAGAGATATGAATTGTTGAGCGTAGGCGATTTATATCCCGAATCAAAACTTAGATACAATAACATATTCAACGCATCTTCTTTTTCTAATTATGGTATGTTAACAGAAACAAACCCCCAGAAGGATGTCAACAGTATCTCTCACACTAATTACACAGGAGGTAGTTTTGCAGCATTGATGAATGAGGCTAACTTCAAAACAAATAAGATAAATTCATCTTCGATACTTCCTTCGGAAATAAAAAGATTCGGAGTCATGAGATTGGTTGAGGCTACATTCGACTGGCACTTTACCCCAATAGACGCTGAATCCCTAAGTGATATAGATACCATGCCTAAGATAGAACCTCAAACCATGATATACCCAAGATGGAGCAACCCGACTAATTTGAGTTTCACAATATCTTCTCTCAGTAATCTGATTAGTTGCGGTGGCTCCCAAAGAACATTCAAAGAAGGAGATATGATATTCAAACAATCTGATGGTAGCCTAATCGCTAGAATAAACAGCGCAACAGACGGCGGGAATGTAACTACGGATAGTTCTGGCATATTGTCTGGTTCTGGGGTGACTGTATATCAGGTCGTATCTGGTGTTTCTGCATTCAAGGCAAATGTTAGGGTTTGGGACTTATGTGCAGATGATGATGGGTTTGGATTAGATTCTCTAGCGGCTGGTGCTGATTTCAGACATATGGCGGTATATCTAGTAAAAGGGAACATAGACAAATCTTACTTTCAACACGCTAGAAGACTAAGAGAATCGGTAAATAATGTGAACAAAGATTTCACTCCGCACAATATCTTCTTGCCAATCATTCCAATAGTATTCGATAACAACGGAGTTGCCCCAACAAACAGCACACACAATAAGGATGTTAGGAGAACTCCTTTCCATGCAGAAGATGAT